TGGTCATCGCCTTCATGTCATCGACGATGGTCAAGTTCGCGTACTGGCGCCTCATGTCCGCTTCCTGCCACTCGACAAATTGCTGATTGATGTGCGAGGCATCGCCCATCCCAGGCGCGAGCGACTTCAAACTCTCGACCGAATCGTCGAGCGTTTTCTGTAGCGCGTCGCTGTCGACCGTGACTTCGAACATCAGACCTGGAGCCTCACGTAATGCATGAGCAGCGCGTTGACCGCCGGATCGACGCCGCTGGTGCTGCGTTGCTGGCCGCGCTGGCCAGCCCCCGCGTCGAAGAACATCACGCGCGCCTCCTTGTGGCTGATCGATCGGATGCCGCTCGATGCCGCGCGCTGCGCCTGCGCGCGATCCTCGCGGATCATGATCTGGCAGGCCTGCTTGAGCGCCTCGGGCGCTTCCTCGGGCAGGTCGTAGCCACCGATGTAGGTGACGATCACCTCGCTCTCCGTGTTGTTGAAAATGGTGAGCTTGCCGGAGCGCTCCTCCAGCTCGTAGGCCGCGGGATCAAGCACGGTGCCGCCCGGTGCCTCGACTGCGGCGATGTCCTCTTCCTTCACCGGCCAGTGGCTGAGAAAAAGCCGCGTGCCCGGACAGTCCGACTGGAAGCACCGCCACGTCTCGCGCACGGTCTCGCGCGCGAACACGCGATTGCACATCACCGAGACGACGTCGCTGTAGCGGTCGATCTGGTCTTCGAGCGCCTGATCCTGCGTCGCGTCGGTGATGCCCAGCGAGACCTTCAGCTCGTCGAGCGTCATCAGGTCGAAGTCGTCGGCCGGCTCGATGATCTTGATGGTGACGTCAGCCATCAGCGCGCCTCGGTGTGGAATTGTTCGAACAGCCCCCGCAGCTCCAGCGGCGGACCCTTCTCGCCATCGGACATCAGCGGCACGGCGGTATAGGTCTCGTGATCGATCTCCCAGCGCAGGATGATCGGCGCGGCTTCGCCGCGTTCACCGCGTTCGCCCTTCTCGCCGCGCTCGCCCAGCGGGCCGGGCTGCCCCTTGTCGCCGCGCTTGCCGGCCGATGCGATCAGCTGCCAGCCCGGACCGGGGCAATCGCCGGGATCGTCACGGCGCGCGATGAAGCTGCCATTGTTCAGCGCAACGATATCGAGCGCCCGGTAGGTCTCGGTCGCCGCGAAGGTGCCGCGTACGGTGGGCGATGCGCCGTCGGTGCCGGACCGCGCCAGCGTGATCCAATCGGCGTGCGGCGGCGCCTGCCCGGTGTCGCGCTTCGCCTGATAGGAGCCGCCGTCGTGGGCAACGACATCGCCGCGGTAGAATACGGTGTCCGGCATCCAGGCTTTGAGCTGCGGCAGCAAGCCGGTTTTGCCCTGCTCGCCGCGCTCGCCTTGGGAGCCTTGCTCACCGCGCTCGCCCTGCGGGCCGCGTTCGCCTTGCGGACCGATTGCACCGGCCGCGCCATCGAGACCCTTCTGGCCGCGCTCGCCAGTCTCGCCACGCTGACCGCGCGGACCTTGCACGCCGGGCAGGCCGCGCTCGCCTTGCGGACCGGCTAGGCCGCGCTCACCAGCCGGACCTTGCGGACCGGCCGCGCCGTCGAGACCTTTCTGACCGCGTTCGCCGGGCGGACCGGCAGGCCCAGGTTCACCGCGCTCGCCCTGCGCACCGGGATTGCCGGGCTCGCCGGGCAGACCTTGCGGGCCCGCCGGTCCATCGGGGCCGGCGGCGCCGATCTCGCCACGCTCGCCGGGATTGCCTTGCTCGCCACGCTCGCCGGCCGGACCGATCGGGCCAGCTGCCCCGTCGAGGCCGCGCTCGCCTTGCGGGCCCGCTTCGCCCAGCAGGCCGCGCTCACCCTGCGGGCCGGGCTCGCCGGCCGGACCGGCGGGGCCGGGCTCACCTTGCGGGCCGACCGCGCCTTGCGAACCTTGCTCACCTTGCGGGCCGACGGTGCCGGCCGGACCGGCAGCGCCACGCTCGCCGGCTTCGCCGCGTTGTCCGCGCGGACCTTGCACGCCGGGTTCGCCGGGTTCGCCGCGCTCGCCTTTCGCGCCGACGAGGCCGATGTCCCCGCGCGGACCTGCCGGGCCTGGTTCTCCGTCTTTGCCGTCGCGCAGCGACGCCAATCGCTCGCTCACCATGCCAGTGAGCTGGCCGCGCAGCTCGGCCACCTCGGCGCGCAGCGCCGACACGACCGCCTGCGCCTGCGCCTCGATCAGCGCGCGCTCGCGGCACCACTGCTGCCGCTCGGTGGCGAGAATCTCGGCCAGCGCTTCACGAAACGCCTCAATTAAAACGTCGCCCGATTCGCTGGGCGGATGCGAGAAGGTTTCGGACTTCCCGTTTGACAGCATCGGAATGATCCTTCTCGGGTGGCGGTTTCGGCGGCTCCGGCTCCGGCTTCGGCGCCAGTTGTGGTGCCGCGCTCGGTGGCGCCTTCGGTCCCGGTGCCGCCGGGATTTCTGCCGCTGCGCTGAGTGGGACGACTTGTTGCTGGACCCTCGGCTCATCACCGAATTTCACCGAGTCGAGGCTCTCCTCATTGCGGGCTTCGTTCGGCGAGTACACGCCGCCTTGCACGCCGCGCACCAAGGCCTCGATGCGATCCTTCAATGCCGAGCGCAGCAGCGCCGACGTAGAGAACTCGACGTACTCGTCCGGCTGCCCCTTGAGGTCGAACAGGACGCCCCACGCTTCCTCGATGTGATTGAGCGCAAAGCCCAGGCCCGACGCGATCCACGACTGCATCAGCAGCTCGGTCGACGCGTATGGTGTGCCGCCCAGGCCGAGGATTTGCAGTGGCACCCGAAACACCAGCGCGATGCGCTGATCGGACAGCTTCGCCATGTCGGCGATCATGGCGTCCTTCGGCGGCGTGCCCCACGGCTGCACTTTGAGGCCGGCAGTCAGAATCGGCGTGCCGCCCGCGGCCATGCCGCGCACCTGCTCGTTCCAGCGGTCGCGCAAGGCCTGCACTTGATCTTTATCAAGCACGAGGTCGGTCGAGAGCACCGCCGAGGGCCGCGCTTGATTGAGGTAGTATTGAATCTGCTGCTGCGTCATCGCATCGCCGGCTGTGATGTCGGCGATCGCGGCTTCGAGCGGCGACATCCCGACCAGCGGCCACGGATATCTGCCGTTGCAGTGCAGGCGCACATGCAACACGTCGCGCTGCGGCACGATCAGCGGCCCGGTGATACGGTGGTCGATCACCTCGTTGCCGCCGAGCCGGTAGAACACGTCGCCGGTCTGGGCGAGCTGCGGCGCCGACTGGCGCGAGTCCATGAGGTGCAGCGAGTCAATCTCGAAACGGTCATTGCGCAGCGCCAGCGCGTAGGCATTGCCGTCGAGAAACAGGTTGCGGACAAGGTTCAGCAGGAAATCGCTGATCGACTGGTACTCGTTCGGATAGCGCAGGATGCGCGAGAGCGCCGACGTCTTGACGCGGTCGCGGCCGTTTTTCTCGTTGAGTCGCCAGTGATCGCCGGGGCACATCGCGATCGTCTGCGCGTAGGCCGAGACGCAGGCCTCGACGATCGCGGAGCGGCCCGACATGCCTTGCACGTCGTAGCCGAGCTGCCACCAGTTCCAGAATTGGCCGGCTTCAGCGGACAGCACGCCGCCGGTCACCGGCAGATAATACGGCCCAGGACGATACTGCCCCTCGATCGCGCGAGCGACCAAGGGGCCAATCAGTGGAATGCGGCGGATCAGACCGCGAGCGTTCATTCTTTTGCGGCTGGTCGATGCGCCGGCTGCGAGCCACGCGTTTGATAGCCGCCGGACGCCGGCCGTTTCGCCTCGAACTGCCGGGTCAAGGTGTGCTCCTCGGGCCCGCTGCCGTCGTCCTCGTGTTCAAGGATGTGCTCGCCGAGCGCAAAGCGATCGTTCTCGTCTTGCGTCGGCGTCGGCTTGCCTTTCGACAAGCGCTCCTGCGCATCCTTGCGCGTTTTCTCGGTGGCCTCGCGGGCTTTTTCGAGCGCCTCCTTGCGGGCGGTGTCAGCGTCGGTCATGTCGACCTCCTGTGTTCGATGGGTTTGTTGGGTTTGTGCTCGGGCAGATGTTGAGTCGGCGGCTCAACTGGCGTCACCGTGTCGCTGCCGTCGGGCTCCTTTTCCATGACGGTTTCCCCAACGGCAGCGAGATCGTTTTCTTCCTGCGTCGGCGTCGGCTGATACACGGGGAAGCCCGTATCCTGTGGATCAGGTTTCGGTGGCATTGGGTCCTCCTGTGTTTCAAACCGACGCGCGAGTTTTGGCACACGGCGCGCGGCTCCCGGCGGGAGCCCAACCGTGTGCCAAGGCGTGTGCCAAACTCACCAAGTCACGCCTTGCGTCCAGGCGACGACGCCCGAGCGCCGCAGCGTCCAGTTGACCGGCAGAATCAGCCGCAGGGCCAAGCTGTCGGTCTGGAACAGCGAGCGCACCGGAGCCGCGACGGTCGCCGGGGTGCCGGGCGCGGTGATCGGCAGCGGGGTCGTGTCTTCCTCGTGCAGGGTGGCCTGATCACTCACGTCGAAGCGTGGGGCCTCACCACCGACGACGACGAAATCCGCCGCGTCCACGATGATCACGGTGCCCATGGGCACGGTGCCGGAGTCGATGATCGGATAGCCTTGCAGCTTGCCGCCCGCGAGTTCGTCGCGGAACGGGAAGGCCCCGACACCAGGAGCCGCGATCAGGCCGGCAGAGTTGACCTGCTGCGGGTTCATCAGCCACGCGGGCGAGCGCAGATGGCCCTGCGTGCCGGTGATCAGCGCACCCGTGAGCTGCTTGATGTCGCCGACGATGGCGTTGAAGCCGCCGCCCGCGGTCGGCGTGAGCGCCGCCACGCCATTGAGCAGACCCGCCGGGCGCACGGTGGTCGCCGCGTTGGAGTCGATCAACACGCTGTCGAGCGACACCGCGGTGTCTTCGGAGATCGCCTGCCGCAGCAATCCCTCGATCGCGGGAACGCTGTGCTCCGAGATTTCCCGAGTATAGGTCGTGATCACGCCCATCTTCTTGGGCGTGAGGACGGCCGCGGTGAACGCACCTTGCCGGACCGGGATCGGCTGGCCTTCACCGACGAACGAGCCGGCGATGGTCGGGGTGCGCGAGCGGGTCGGGATGGAAATCTTGCCGGCGGTGCCGAACGAGAGCGACAGGCCCAGGTTCGACAGACGCGGGAAGATGCTCTTCGGCATCAGCGTTTCCATCATCGCCGAGAACACGGTCTGGACCAGCTCGGCGGCCCAGCCGACGACCGACGTCATGGCCGGATTGGCCACTGCGCGCGCGACGTACTCGATGTACG